CATCATCAATGTACATGTAGTCACCATTGTCAAAGCTATAACCTCCAGCTATGATATCGCAGCCTATTAAACTGCGAATCTCACGAAAGTCATTTCCTTTTATTCTGGCTTCGTATACTTGTTTGTCATTAGAATCTATGAATATCGCTCTCATAACTCTGATTCTTTATACAAGTTATTAGATGCAGCTATACATAAAAAACCACCAATGATATAAAGAACCATAATGGTAGCACTAAATAGTACACTGTGTGAATGATCATCAGCAGCAACAAATACAAAGCTGCCAACAAACGCAAAGATACCCATCAAGAAAAAGATGGCACTAAAAAATAGTTTCATGATTGTGTGTGTTTTAAAAATAAAAGAATGTTTTGAATAAATGTTTCGCCAGTAACTGATGTAGTTATATCCCCTTCTTGGATTTGATAACAACACTGATGTAATGTTAAATCAGATCTATACTCGTCATAGTTTCTGATTATATCTAATGATAGTAACAATCTATACGATGAGTTAAACCAGATGGTAAGTACAACTGATACACACTCATGTATTATTTTCTTACTGTCATAGTCAAACTCTGTAGAATAGTTATAGTCATTACTAATGTCATAATGTATATCATTACATACAAAATGCCTTGTATCACCATCAAAGAACTCAAGACTATACTCATCATCAAAAGTTATTCCACTACACTTAAGTGCATGAGATACTAACTCATCTGCTATGCAACTAAGATATAGTTCAACAGCATACTTATGAGTATTAGCATCTCCATCATCTATGATAGACTGTAACAGTAATAAAGATAACTCTACATCACTAGCCAAGAATAATGTAGAGCATTTCTTTATCATATCATCTAGTTCCTGCATGATGGTCCAATCATAGCAAAGAATGTAAGAACAGCTGTAAACAATGTAGGTAACTGTGTCCAAGTACAATAAAGGAATAATGACAACACAATCGTCATCATTATCCCCCAGTTATTAGAGATAAACTCTTTCATATTACTATTGATTTCTTAACCAAAGAATATGATAAAATACTACTACACCCATACACTGTACTATACTCTTCTCAGAGTTATACTTAACATCAGACATAATGAAGTCATAACTATCTTTAGATAGCATACCAGTTTCTGAAATCTCTTTTACAAATACATCAGACTTCCAACCCATAAGGATATCTAATGTTTCTTGTACAATCTGAATGTCACCAATAATAGTTTCCATAATAATATATTTAGTTTAGTTATAAAATCACCTATAAATAAAAACATTCAATCACTCACAGTATCAGTTAGTATAACACTAATAGAGTTGTGCGATGTGATGTAGAGTAGAGTAATGCGCAGCAGATGGTAGCCACTCACACCTTTTCTCTATCATGTTCCACGTGGAACAATAGCACTAACAGTCTGACAGTCAACGCTATAAGTAAATCATTATCTAATAGTTATGCATCTTACTAACAGTAGTATGAACATTCTAAAAAAACCCCACGTCCGAAGACGCAGGGATCTTTCTTACTTCTTAGTAGTTTTCTTCTTGACGATTACTTCTTCTTCTTCTTCTTCTTCTTCTTCTTCGTCGTCAGGAAGTCTTGTCTCGACTACGGCTTTAGCATTGATAGTAAGATGTAACTCTGTACCAATCTCGAATACGAACTCGCCATCCTCTAGGAATTGGTCAAGTATCGAATCCTTTCTCATTTGATCGATTAGTTGAAACGCTCCGATAGTTCCCTTGTCAGTAAGAATACAAGCGGACGCCTTAGCACCCCAAGTACCTTTACCAATAAGTTTAACTTCGTGGTCACCTTCCTTCATGAACAGCGGCTGATTTTTCTCGCCCTTTTCAATGATTGAATCAACTTTGCCTAATGAAACTTTTGAATTGCTCATAATACATGAAATTAAAAGAGTTAGATAATGATTTAACGCGGGGGTACGATACATTAAGTGCCCTCCCGTCTTTTTTCTTTTTCCTCTACCAAAAACTTGCATAAAACGTACTATCTGTGTATATTGTGCCATTATTCGTTCACTATTAAATCTATATTATTATGCAGACTAGGGTAAATTATTATGTAAGGACTACTACTGGTGGTCATGTAAAGTTGGGTACATTGGTTACGACTAAAGATTGTCGGGTACCGGGGGTAGTTGAGGAGGTTGGAAGATTGTTGGGGGTAGATGGGTGGAACTGTTATGAGGTGAATGGGAAGATGGTTGTTGATGGCCCTGGTATTCCTAGTGAGAGTGTGTATGATTTTGTTGTTAGTCATACTGGTCAGGCTATGAGTTTGAGGTATGATGATGGTATTGATGTGAGTAAGTTTGTTGTACCGAAGATAGGGGGGTATAAATATATTGCACCGGTTGTTGGGGATGAGGTTGTTGAGTCGGATGAGGCTGGTGCTGCTCCTAGTGAGAGTGTTGGGGTGTTGAAAGAGCCTGATTATAGCAAAATGAAGAAGGCTGAGTTGCTGGAGATACTTGGTGATGATGGTGATGGTAGGTTGAGTAAGGCAGAGTTGGTAGAATTGATTGTTAATAAGTTAAAGAAGTAGGATTATGATGTCTATATTGGAATATTTAGAATGGCGTGGTGTTAATGTTGATGACTTTAATGATCGTATGTGGTGGATTGGTTGGGAGGATGCTCATTGTATGGGTAGGAGTTATGATGGCTGGAAGTTGTTGAGCAGTAGCAACGATGGTAGCTATGAAAAGTACGCTGCATTGGTTGTTGATTACTTGCTTTATTGTAAGTCTGTTATTGAGAATGTTAGCAATCATTATGTTTTTAATGAGCCGGGGGTATCTTATGAGGAAGTGATTGTTGGTAGTCAGAGGGGAGGGGCTTGTCATGAATAGGTCGTTTCTTGTTTACGGTGGCATTACTGCTGTGAGTTTGATATTTATGATGTTGCAGATAGCTTTTACTAGGTATAGTATTGTTAAGGCTGACAAACTAGATGATCAGGTTACTAAGGTTATGCATGATTTACAGGTTTTGGATGTTGAGGTTAGGATGAGGGATAGTATGTTGGTTAGGAGTATTGAGAGTAGTTATAAGAAGATAGAGGAACTGACAGAAATTCGTAAGATGAACCAGAAGCAGATTGATAGCTTACATGATGTTATTTTAGATGACATTAAGGAGATAGAGGATTTGAAAGATGACTTGTTAAAATGGTAGTGTTTATTTTTCACTTTTAAATATTTGTATTATGTACGAAACTAAGGTTTATGATTTGCTCGTAACTAAGATGCGAGCTTTTTTTAGGGGCAGAGGGTTCAAGGAAGTTCCTACTCAATCAAGGTTATCGATACTTGCGGCATGTGAGAATCCGCATAGTATTGCCACTTTTAATTACAATGGCGATATCTGGCCTTTACCGCAGACAGGACAGATGTGGTTAGAGCATGAGTTGCTTAATAATCCTGAATGGGATGGGGTGTATTGTATTAGTACGAGCTATAGGCAGGAGAAGAATCCGATACCTGGTCGTCATGAGTTGATATTTCCTATGTTTGAGTTTGAGAGTAAGGGTAATATGAATGTGATGCTAGAGCTTGAAAAAGATTTGTTGCAGCAATTAGGGTTTAGCACTGGTGTTGATGTTGATTATGACGATATCTGTGTTGCCTATGGCACTGAGATTATCGAGAATGAGCATGAATCAAGGTTGAGAGAGGAGCAGGGCGATGTAGTATTTTTGAAAAACTTTCCATTGCGTACTAATCCTTTCTGGAACATGTACTGTAAGTATGCTGATATCTATGCTAAGTGTGATGTCATCATGTATGGGCAGGAGACTATTGGCTCGGCACAGAGAAGCAGTGATCCAGAGAAGATGCGTGAGAACTTTTATACAATTGAAGGTGGCAAGTATGCCGAGAAATTGTTTGAGTTGTTTACCGAGAAAAGAGTTGTTGCTGAACTAGATAAGTTTTTGCAGCATAAGTTCTTCGATCGTTTTGGTGGTGGCATAGGAATGACCAGACTAGCAAGAGCCTGGAACATCAAGGAGTTTGAAAACAAAATACAGGATGTCCGGATATGAAAGTAATATTGTTTTTACTGTTTCCGCTACTGGCATATAGTCAGTTTGATACGGTTCATGTGTATGGCGATATTAGCATATCCTATATGACAAGAAAAGATACGGTACTTATATCTACTAAAAAATGGAATGATGTGATTGGAATTATCAAGTCTAAAGAAAAGACTATTGGTGACTACAAGAGTATCATTGATAAGAATGAAAATACTATCAGATCTTTTGATTTCCAGATAGCAGAACACAAGAGTATAGAGCGAACTTTAGAGGAACGAGTAGGTACTTACCAACGTGCGTACAATATGAGTTCTGATAAAATAACTGAGTTAAATAATCTTTGGCAGCAGGGAATGAAATATGCTAAAAATGAGCGAAAAAGAAATATCTTTATAGGGACAACCTGGGGTATTATCGGAGGATTTGCAGCAGGGATTATTACTACAGCTATTTTATTAAAGTGAAACATGGAACTAGATTTGTATTTGGACATTGAGCCTATTGGTGCCGTAAGGACTACACAGAAACAGATGTATGCTGACAAGCGTTACAAGAAATATATGGCCTGGAAAGACGATATTAGAATCTTGTGGAATTCTGAACTTATTAAACTTGGAATAAAACCAGAAGAGTTTAAGTTTGATGAGATAAAAAGTATTACATTTGTAGTAACAATCCCAATGAGTATTACATTAAGCAAAGCAAAAATGAAAGAGCGGGTAGAAAGGGTTAATATGCCGCATCAGATGAAGCCGGATATTGATAATATGCTCAAAGCTTTTATGGATGCCTTGATGAAAGAAGATAGTCATGTTCATACTATTGGTAGAATGACAAAAGTCTGGGGTGTACATGGACATATTAAAGTGGTCATATAGTTTTGGTTTTAAAAGTGTTTCGATTTGCCTGAGTAAAAACTCGGGCATTTTTTTTGCGGTATTAAATAATATTGTTATGTTCGCACTATAAAAGCGATTCTATGTTTTATCTTAATATGGGAGAAGTATGTGTTACTCCTGCAGGGCAAACGGTACCGGAATATATAGCTGTAAAAGGTGAGTTTCCAAAAGAGGTAAAGTTTGCACAGGTGATTACTTACATTTACTTTGTCTATACCAAGAAAGATAACCCTTACTGGCAACTGCCACCGGTAGAAAGAAGAGAGCAGGTCACTGCAAACTACGGACTGTTTAAAGACTGGTCCAACTGGAAAAACATAGAGAAAACGGAACAGGTTATTAACCTGATTGATTTCTACAAAAGAATACAGTTGTCCGAAAACGATCTGAATGTCGATATGTTTAAGGCTAAAGCAGAGCACTGGAGAAAGATGTTAATGAGCATTGACAATACTCCCGAGGATGAACTGCAGATAGCTAAAGCATTAGAGGTATCTACTAGGTTGTGCGAAGAGTTTAAGTTAAAGTCTGAAATGGAAATAGGTAACGAGGAGCAGGAGGGATTGTCATTGTATTTATTTGAGATTCCTGAGAATAAAAAGCCGTATCACGCAAGAATGAAAATAAGTTAATATGGGATTATTCAACCATCATAGTGATTCTGTTATGTTTCAAAATCCATGTCCTCCTGGCTGTGAAACATGTTGTCCGCTAGATATACAACTAGCGTATGACCCCGTAACAAACATACTTACATTAACATACATTTACGATAATGCAACTGTAGCTAGAACTGTCAATCTTACAGATTTACAAGAACCATTAACTATTGGTCTTACTTTTAATCCTACTACAAATATTATTACACTTGCCGGTACCTATGCCGGCATTCCTTTTAGTAGCAATATAGATATAAGTCATAGTTTTGATTTAGATCTTGTTTTAAATGGTACAATACTTGAACTTACTGGAGAACACGATGGGTCTTCAGTATTTACTTCTGTAGACTTAGCACCAATTATTCCTGTGCGTGGTCCATTATGTTACTGCGAAGACAACTTAGTTTATTATGGTGCTTCTGGTACATTGCTACTAACTGAATATATCATAGTAATAAATTCTGATGCAATTATTCTTACTTTGCCTGCAAATCCTTTGTTAGGACAAATGTATAAGATATACTGCACAGATTTAACGGCAACAGTCAATGCCAATGTAGGACAAAGTATAGTTGGTAGTTTAGCTTCTGTTAGTATGGTAAATGGCGATGGAATGATATTTCAATATATTAAAACAAATCAGTGGGGCGTTATAAATCTATAATCATATGAGTTTATTTTCAACAATACAAGTGTACGAGCAGGATGGCGCTATAGTATTTAAAATTCCTGCAGATCCGGCACCATTTGCTGCATTTCCAAAAGGATCTATTAAGGTTCGAAGCTATGGAACATCAGGCTTTTTATTTGAGCGCGAAGTAGATAGTACAGACATTGCTGCTGTAGAAGAAGCAGATGATATATTAGATATTACTTCTACGGCATATGGCGCAACAAGAGCTGATGTGTATGAACTGCTATATCCTATTTTGTCAACTACGTCAATGCTAGATGAACTTTCAGTGTTGGCTAACTTTGATATGATACCGGGTAACAATATTGATATTACTTATTACCCTGGTGTTGATGCTGGAAATCCTACTGGCAATACAAACAACATTTATACCATTGTTTATTCAACTGGTGCGACTGTAGTAGCGACAAAAACCTTATCGTATAATAATGCTGATAATGTTATTAGCGTAATCACAACTTAATATGCCGTATAAATTTAACCCCGTAACTGGAAAACTTGATTATTACGAAGCAGGAAGTGGTTCTGCTAATCTATCAACTGTATTAGGAAATGGCAATACATCAGGACCAAATGATATACAGTTTGATGCAACACAAGGTGTTTTGTTTAACAATGGTTCAAGACTTAGAGAAGGAACTATTGATGCATTGCTTGGTGGAAGTAAAGGTATTGCTCAAATCTGCGCTGTTGGCTACGAGTTAAAGTGGGAAGCAGGGCGACAATATGTCATGGATGGTAATGGCATCTACATTAGACATTCTTTGTATAACTTTACTATAACTCCTACAGTAAATGATGATGTAACATTAGGTTATTTGCCTGGTAGTCGTTGGTCTTTAGATAATGGTGATACTTATGTGTGTACAGATGAAACTACAGGTGCTGCTGTTTGGATAAAAGAAGTTCCACCTGGTGCTGGTAGTGGAGGTGGTGGTGTGTTTTATTATTTTAACTATGGTGACACAACAGGTATTTCTCCTACAACAGGATTGCCTACAAGTCCAGTTGCACCAAGTCAATTAGGCATAAATTATAGCGTTGGTTCAGGTTCTATTACATCTGCTGATTTAACTCAAGGTTCTTATGACCTTGTTTGTGGATTTGTTACTATTTTAGGAACTCCAGGAGTTACAGAAATTCCTGCAGGATTGTGGGATTTTAATATTTGGGCTGACATTTTAGGTGGTTCAGGTAATGCAAATCAAACACAATTTCAGATTAGAGTTTACAAATATGATGGAGCAAATGCACCAACACTATTAGCAAGTTCTGACGATATTTATGTTTATGACCCTACAACAATAGCACAATATATTGGCAATGTTACGATGCCACAAACAACAATACTTGCTACAGATAGAATTTATATTGAGTTGTGGGCACAAAAAAATGTTAATCAATCAAGACAAATAAGATTTTATTTTAACTCAATACATCCATCTCATGTACACACAACAATACCAAGTGTAGCAGGAACTGGTTTAGTAAAAGTTGTAAGTGGTGTATATCAAAGTCCTGCAAGTTTATTAGTTGATGCTGATGTAGATGCAAGTGCTGGAATAGCTGTTAGTAAGTTAGCAGCTTTACCTGTAGAAATACAAGTTGCATGTTCAGATGAAACTACAGCATTAACAGCAGGAACTGCAAAAGTTACTTTTAGAATGCCACATGCTATGACAGTTACAAGTGTTAGAGCTTCTTTAACAACTGCACAAACAAGTGGTAGTATTTTTACAGTAGATATTAACGAAGATGGTGTATCAATATTGAGTACTAAACTTACTATAGATAATACAGAAAAAACAAGTACAACGGCTGCTACAGCTCCTGTTATATCTGATACAGCATTGGCTGATGATGCAGAAATCACGATAGATGTAGACCAAATTGGAAATGGAACCGCTGCAGGTCTTAAACTTACTTTAATTGGAACAAGAGTATGATAATAAATTCTTATATGTTTGGTCCAAGTTATGACCCAGATGCACAAGCATTTATTACTGCTGCATCCTTAACAGATAATACTCAAAAAAATGCAATAAATACTTTAGTTATTAATTGCAAAGCTGCTGGTATTTGGACTAAAATGAAAGCTATATATCCTTTTGTTGGTGGTACAGCAAGTAGCCACAAATGGAATTTAAAAAATCCATTAGATACTAATGCAGCTTTTAGATTGGTGTTTTCAGGAGGATGGACACATAGTTCAACAGGTGCAACACCTAATGGAACTAATGCTTATGCAAATACATTTTTTAATACAGATGATGTAACAACAACAGGTTTACAATCTTATGGAGTTTATTTAAGAACAAATCCAACTTTTGCAGTAAATACTACTGAAGCATCAACAGGATTGAGAAGTGGTATTTATTGGATTAGAGTAACTAATACATTGCCTACTAGTTCAAATATTAGGTCAGGAAATAGGACTGAAAATATTAGTGGGGTTACAGGTTTAATTGGTCATTCAAGAAGTACAGCAACACAATGGTATGTAAATAATAATTCAACAATTTTAGTTGGTTCTACAACTGTAAGCACTTTATCTACTGAAACTGTAAATACATTTTCACTTGGTGCATATAATGATTTAGGCATTATTTCTAATTTTAGTACACAACAATTGGCTTTTGCATTTTATGGTGAACCTTTGTTATCGTCTGAAATGACAAATTATTATACAGATATACAAACATTTCAAACAACACTCGGAAGACAAGTATGACATACGTAGGACTATTAACAGAATCGCAAAAGAATGAGCTATTAGGTCAGCTATACGATGAAGATAGTTTTTTTAATCCCATAACTGACTTGGACGAAAACTGGATAATTTCTGTTGAGGAAATGGAATTTTGTGTTAATCCTGAATTTCAATGGGTAAAAGATTTACCTTTGATTGAATATACACCAAAACCTGAGCCTCCATTATTTGAAGAATAAATATTAATTATGTTAGGTGGTATATTAGATGAAGAAGAAAGATTATATTTGTCTGATAAGTTTTATGACGAATGTAAACCATTTACTCCTTTATTAGATGCAGAAGAAAATTGGATTATACCATTACATCAAATATTTGAAAACAAAAATATAGACTGTTGGTGGGTAAAACATTTGCCAATAGTTGAGTTTAAATTACATAATAAATTTCAAAACTAAATGAAATCCTTATTGTTACAAGTTCCCCAAGAAATAAGTTACCTAACAAATTATGGTATTTTAGGTGTGTTTGCTATTCTAATGATTGGCGTCATATACTTTATGGGAAAACAGTTTTTAGCTTTGCATAAGAAAAACGAAGCAAGAATACAGGAGTTAGAAAAACGACATGACCAATATATGACCGAAGATCGTGTAAAGCTTATTGACACGGTAAATAGTAATAATAATGTTATTGAGAATAATACAGCAATGATGAAAAAACTTCTTAACCTAGTTGAAAGACTTGAAAAAAACTAACTAATATGTTTAACTTCCTTAAAGAAAGTACCGATGTTTCAAGTATGCGAGTGACACTTCTCCTTGGAACACTTTGCGTTTGTTT